CTTAGTCAGCGGTCTGCAAAACCGTGTACGGCGGTTCGAATCCGCCAGGAACCTCGAAGTGGTCAAAATGCCGGATACAGCAATGTGTCCGGCATTTGCTATTTATTGATATTCAGTTAATTAGCTACCTCTTCATTTGTGTGACAAACTGTGCAGGTGTAGACCGGAGATCAATTCTCACCTGCAAACGGAACCATTGTAGATCATGGTAACCATTAAAATATATCTAAGAACCTATGGGAGCGACCCGGATAATGGAGTCGTGTGGTTATCCTTTTATGTTAATCGTGAAAAGGTGAACTTTTCTACGAAAGTTTCAGTTGACATCAAAGACTGGAACGATAAGAAGAAATGTGTTGGGGCAGGAGACAAGTTGGCAAAAGATAAGAACTTGATTATAGAAACTATTCTAGCCAGAGTAAACAATGTTTTTGTAAAGTATCGCCTCCGTGACAGGAAACTTACCAGGGACTCTTTTCTTAAAGCATATCATCGTCCGACTGATTATAACACTTTCTTTGACTTTGTGACGGACTATCAGAAGAAGGAGTCTCTAAAACTTGAAGATTCTACCTACAAGACTAATTTATCAGTAATAAAGAAATTGAAGGAGTATAATCCTAACCTTTATTTTGATGATATAACAAGTGAGTGGCTTGACGAATACTTCTTCCATTTAATGAATGAGTTGGAGAACAACCAAAACACGGCGAATAAAAACATGGCCACAATCAAAAAATATGTTCTGGCTGCTTTCAATGCGGGATATATGGATGAAAATCCTTTTAAAAAATGGGCAATAAAGAAAGGGCTTCCTTCAGGAGAATATCTGTATGAACACGAATTGCAAACATTGATGGAGTTATATACTTCCGGAGATCTAGAATATAAATATCACAAAACCCTTGAGCTGTTCTTGTTCTTATGCTTTAGTTCTTTGCATATAGGGGATGCCAAAGAACTAACTTTAGAGCAGTTCACTGATACTACTTTCACTTATTTCCGGATGAAATTGAAGAAGAGAAAGCCGATGCCAATTCAGGTCCCGGTATCAGAACCGTTGAGACAACTATTAAAGAACATTGTTGGTACCAGGAAGAAAGGGCCTGTCTTTGAGAAACTGTGCGCTGATCAGACGATGAATCGGTATCTAAAAGAGATTGCTGTCATTGCCGGTATAGAAAAGCACATAACGCATAAAGTAGGTAGGCATACCTTTGCAACCATTTTTTTGCGTAAGACTAAGGATATCGCTTCTTTGAAGGAGATCCTTGGGCATTCAGATCTGAAGGAGACATTAGTATATGCCCATGTGTTGAATGAGAGTAAACAAGAAGGAGTACAGTGCTTCAACAGTTTTGCCTTTTAAATTGTACTTTCGTACGGAATGTGTCTATCTTATTGATTACTAGAAAATAGCGGGCGTACAATTTTTGTACGAATGTGTACAAAAATGATGCACCCGCACGATTTTAAAGGTATGTCTATACGTTTAGCTCAAATTTCACATTCTCATTTCCTGCGATTAGATTATGAGTATTCTCAATGTTGTTCTCGTAGATGTGCACATTTGCAAGCGTGAGCGCTATTGACTTTAATGGCAGATCTATCTGTCTTGACATTAAATATAAGTGATAAATATCTGCAGGTAAGCCGAGGCTGGCATCAGAACTACGTTGGTAAGCGGAGAGAACTAATTCTCCTTCATCTATTTGAAACTGCACTAAGCTCAGGCATGGTGCCTGGTTGCTTTCTACATCAGTTGCACCCAGGAATAGTACATAGTTCTTGCTATTCCTTTTCTCTCTGTTGATTTTGTCGATGAGAGGTGGAAGCTTCTCGAAATAAGTTGGGTAACTATTCACTAGGATAGAGCCACAATAGTCCCACCAATTAATCCCGGCATTCCGGTATTTCTCAACACTTCTTTCTCCTTGCATGAACAACTGAAGTTCGTTCTTCAGTTTTTTTCGTGCAATATTGTGACCTTCAAAAATGTCAAGCAGATCTATAGGAGTTAAATGCAATTGCTCATTCAGGAGATACTTGATATTACCTTTTTTGTTGGCTTGTACCTTCCCTGAATCAAGTATTTTGCCCAAAATTTTATAGTATTTGTTCATTGTCTTTTTTTATTTAGCTATCTTTGTGACCTCACCACGTAAAAACAAATGCGATACGTCGCAGCAGAGGTCTTTAGCCCCCAGCTGTGCGGCGTGTCGCATTTTGTTAGTACGTGGTGAGATACTACTAACTGGCTGGGGGCTTTATATTCCCCCATTATTTTCTATTTCCTCACTATTGGATTCCTTTATTTCAAAGATTTATGGACGAATCAGGACTGTGGGAGAATATCCAAACTCCGTGGCAGCATCAAAGCAGGGACACATTTTAATCCATTCGCTCGGTTCTACAATCCCGTTATCATTCAGATCCGGAGATGTGTCACGATGGCCCAGAACTTCAATAATGGTATATTCCTGTTTGAGTCTCAAAACGAGTTCACGCATAGATTGTTTTTGAGCATCGGTACGAGTATCGGCTGGTTGCCCATTCATATCAAGACCTCCGATATAACAAATTCCAATGCTGTGTTTATTGTATGATAAACCGGATGATCCTTTTGTGTTGCAGTGTGCTCCCTCTATTGAGAGAGGTCTACCTTCTTCAATGGTACCGTCTAAATCTATCACAAAATGATATCCGATTTGATTGAATCCACGTGCACGGTGCATACGATCGATGTCTTTTGCTTTAAAATCTTGCCCGGCTTTAGTAGCAGAACAATGAATAATAATTGAGTCGATGTTGTTCATTTGATTTTTTCTTTTAATTATTAATACTACCTTTGTATCGCTTATAAGGCGAAGGGACTCTGTCCTTTCATTTTATTTTGTTTTGTTTGTGTTTTATATCCGTCTTACTCGTGATGAGCAGGACGGTTTTTTATTTAAAGACATATCTCAACCAACCGCTGAAATAGCTGCAATTTTCCAGGTAGTTGTTATCCTTCTCCGCTAACCTAGCCTCCCGTTCGAATGAGATCAGCCGGTAAGCATCATAATCTTCCCGGCAATCGGCGAGTACACTAGCAATCATCTTGCGGATACACCACTCTAGTACATACCATACATAGAACGTGGCTGCGGACAGCGTTAACCACCATGCTGAATATCCGAACACCAGCATTCCGACCCACAACAGGATACCGGATGCGACAGTCAGCTCAATCCATTGCCGGGCATGAACACATTCGTGATTGATTGTAGACTGCCTAGCCTCTGTCTTGGACCATTTCGTGAATACCCACGCAAGCAGCGTGATAGTTGTACAGTTGTTGATCAGCAGATGTTTTGCGATCCAGCTTTCGTAAAATACCTTTTTCATAAGTTATATTTTTAATAATAAGTAATTTGTTCCTAACTAAATGAACCTCCGGATGTACAATCTGATAAAACCTGCCATACACAATTGCCTCCATCTATTGGTTCACCTACAGCAAGGAACTGTATGGTTCCACCTCTTCCCATATTTATTTCAGTTGTTAGTTTTAATCCGTAATCACCGACATTTAGCGGATGATACATTTTCCCTTTTATTTGAACGGCAGCGGAACTTCTTGTTTTAACCGGATAATCGTATATTGTGAGAACTGTGCCGACATATTTTCCATCAGTCGGCAAGTTAATTATATATAGATAATCCTCAGTTCGGTCCCCATCAGCTTTAAGATTAAAATAATCAGATACAATATATTCTTTAGTGACAGGGTCTTGAATAGCTCCTTCCCCAAATGTCTTGAATGGTATTTTCAAGAATCCTTCAAAGGTTCCGCTTGTGGCATTAATTTCACCGTTTACAGTAACTTTTGCTTTCTTATTTTCATCTACAGTTACGACAAACTTATCATCAATATTAATACCGGTGGACATTATAGCATCAACTATAAGATTACCGTCTATCTCTATCTTGTCACCTTTAATTTTGATGTCTCCTCCGCTTGCATTGATAGCTGCAAGTATTGTATTCGGATTGCCGTCCTTATCGGTACCCATGATCTCGACTTTCCACTCTTTTGCGTTTTGGGTGACCTGGGTACCGATTTCTTTAATGATGTCCCCTTCTGCATCGGTAACGGCTTCCTCGAACTTGGTAGTCAACCTTTCAGCAGTCAAGTTAAGCTCAGATTTGCGGCTTTCTGTTGTCGCGTCAATCTCACCTTTTGCTGATATCGTTTTCTTCTGAACATTCTCCTCAAAGGTTGCGGTCAAGTTCTTAGCGGTGAGTTCTACTTCCGATTTAGCAGCATTCTTAGATGTCGTGATTGCTCCGTCGGCTTCCTTTACCTTTTCCTCTGCATTCTTATTGAAAGTAGCTGTTAGTTCTTCCGCTGAAGCCTGAATGTCTGATTCAGCAGATTCTTTTTTATCGGTGATCGCTCCGGTCGCTTCTTCTGTTTTTTCTTCTACTGTTTTCTTGAATTGTAGATCAAGCTGTTCGGCAGTCATGGTTAATGATGACTCTGCACTCTTTTTAGCTTCGGAGATCGCATCGGTTGCCTCTTCTGTTTTGGTATCTACCAGATTGGTAAAGGCGAGTACAAAGTCCTTGGCTGTGAGCTGAAGCGTACCGGTTGCTTCTTCCGTTGCTGATGTAATAGCACCGAGGGCATTCGTCGTCTCGGTATTAACCTTATGGGTAAAGTCAGCAGACAACTTCTCATAATTGACATTAAACTCAGAAGATAGCTCTTCGATTTTGGTTACATGTTCACCTGCGGTGGTAGCTGACCCGGCAGCAGAGCTGGCAGAATCAGAAGCTTCCTTCGCGTACTTGATGACTTCTTGCCATTTGCCGGTGATCCCATCCTCCCTGATTTCGAAGTCGCCGCGTATCTGAATCTCACGACCGTTCAACTCGTCTTCGATTGTCTTGTCATTGTGCAGGATGAATGTACCACGAATGATCACTCCATCGGCGATCAAACCAAACCATCTCTTAACGCTTCCTACAGCTTCTCTCGCCCATGCCGGTATCAGACCGATATCGGCATGACCGAGTGTGCATCTTACATGTTCCGGATCGGAATAAGCCGCCCAACTGTCGATACCGTCATAGAAGTATTGACAATTTGTTCTTGATGAGATACGGATGAATGATTGACGTTCTGCATCGATGAGATTTCCGACACGTGCAATGATCATGTGCTGGTAAGGGATGCTGTCACCTTCAGCTTCAAGGAGAATAGACTGATCGCTGCCCGGATCAGAGATGGCAGTAAACTGCTGAACCGAGTAAATTATGCCGGTGTTGCCGGGATTATGATAATACCCTATCAACAGGTCACTGTCGGCAAGCGGGTTATTGTCCGCTTCTCTCAAATCCGGATAGACAGTGAATGTCCCGTCTCCGTTATCGAAGTAAGATGCGATCTTGATACTGCTTGTGACTATTTCTTCATCTTCTGTCACCCGGATGCGGTTGTATACAAATTCGTTCGTGATGAATTTCTCGCGTACAAATACAGATTTAAACTCAGCATTGCCGAGCTTGTCAATCAGCCAGCCGGAGACACCTGATACGAATGTACTTACCCATTCATCTACTTCTTCACCGGCAGCATTCAGTATCTTCTTCCCTGTTGCTTTAGCGGAGGAGATAAATCCCCAAATACCAGTGTTTATTAATCCTGCCATTCTGTTCCTCCTATCATTTGAGTTAAGAGTGCCACCTGCTTTTCTAGTTTATGGTAGTCAGCTACGGTGATTCTCTTTTTTTGTTCTATATCAGGTTTTGGTTCATCCTCTATGGTTATCGCTTCTTCAATATTTGTATCCTCCAGCGGTGTATCTTCATCGATGAGGATCGTTTCTTCCTCAGCTGGATCATCTATCTCTTCATAGTGTTCAGAGAGTTCCAAAAGCGGTTCTTCTAGTTTCTCACCTGACAAATAGTAGGTGTATCCGAGATAGATTTCATTTCCGAACAGCTGGCTGTCGGAAATTCTGCGGAGTACTTTGCCTTCTTCCGCAGTGATATGGTTGTTGTTTAATTCGTCTATTTTCATATTATACCTCCTCATTAGGGAAATCGGTTGCAAATTGGCTCATAGGTTTGATTCTGTCTGCTAATGCAGTCCAGTTAGTTGCTGTCTTATAAATGTCTATAGACTCGTCAGGGACATAGAACGGACAGTTGTTAGTCGAACTAAACGTATTTACCGTAATAGTTGGAGGTGTTGCTGTTGTTGCGATGATATATTGCATAGAAGAACAATTGGAGAATGCTTTATTTCCTAAATTAAGAGCATTTGCTGGTAACGTGGCTTTCTTTAATGATGCACAACTATAACAGAAAAGCTCCATGCTTCCTATCGTTTGTTCGTCAAGCAGTCCAGACGGGAGTACTTCTATTTGTGAATTGCGGAAGCATTGAGTTACACCTGAAGCCTCAGTATTTGAGAAAAGTCCAATAGGTATTGTTTTTAAATTAGTATATGCAAAACAACCGTCAAATCCGTAGGCATTTGGATTGTTGATAAAAAGATTTTCAGGTACCGAATCTATCGGGCAATATGAAAAGCACCCATAGGGTCTTTCTTGATAATCTGATGCTCCGAAACGAGTTGCATTGGGACAATAATAAAATAACCGTTCGGGAATTGAAGTGACCAAAGTTTTATTAAAGCAGGATACAAATTCTTTAGCTGCTATATTATATTTAAACAGATCTTCAGGAATTGAAGTAATCTTTGTACCCTCAAATGCATAGCTAAATGTTATAGCTTTAGGACAATGATCAAACAAACCTTGTGGAATATAGGAAATTTTTGACAATGCAAATGCACGTCCTAAATATTTAGCCTCAATGCAGTTGTCTAGCAACCCTTTCGGAATAGAAACAATATTTGTTTGATCGAATATACTTGAAAAATCTGTCCGATCGGTATCATTCTTAAGAATAAGACCAATATATCGGAGACTGGAATGACGCGTAAAAGAAAGTCCTTTAACGGCACTATTCCCAATACTCCAATAGGCAACAAGGTCGTATTGACCCTTTTCTGCTGCATACGTCACATTACTGCTATTTCTTATCTCTATTTGATGAAAATCTGAATTATCATAGGTGTGTTCATAGGTTTGTTTCCCTGTTGCAGATGCATTGTCTTCCATTCCATCTCCCCATGAAATAATATAATCAGTAGTATCTGAGGTAATATAAAGGGAAATACTTTTCCTTGCAGCCATCATCTGTATATTTCCATTCTCTACCGGTTTAAAAGATTCAATATCAAGCGTCATGGCAGCATTGACTGTGATAGTTGTTAAGCTAACTGTGACGCTGCCTGTCACATTGAAATATCCATTTTTAGATACGGTGTACTCATGAGTTTTTTTACTGCCTATTACCAATACCGCTTCCCCTGACGCATTTGTAATCCCTGTTTTCCCATCGCATTGAATAGTAGCTCCGGGTAGTACAGTATCATCTCTGACTATGAATTTAACTTCGACCGTGTTTGGTTCTACATATACAGTTAAGGATGTTGCAGACGTCCCAACAGTTATATTACCTGTCTTTTCATAATATGTGTCATGGGTAACAGAATATTCATAGGTTCCTTTTCCCAATGATAAAGTGCATTCACCGTACTGGTTAGTCGTCCCTGTCACTCCATTACATTTTACGGTAGCACCTTCTATGAGCAATGAACTGTATTTTACGATAAACTTAACATCCACAACACCATATACATACACAGTGTTTGTTGTATCAGATGTTATGGAACCATATGAGAAGGTGTTGCTTGCATATCCGTATGCAGACACGGTTCCGGATATAGCCGCACCTCCACGAGGTAAAGTAATATATCCGTCTGCATCAGAAATGTATGATTGGTCCCCAATTGTGACAGTAGCACCTTGAACATATACCGATTGGTTATAAACTCCTACCCGAATCTTTCTCAGTGGAATATATGTCACAGTATAACTCTGAGAACGTGTACCGGCTACAAGATATGAACCCTTAAAATCTTCGTGATTTTCACATTTGAACGTAAAATCAATCGTTATGTTGTCTTCAGAAGTTACCTTGTAGGTATATTCGTTTACTTTCTCAACTTCGTAGGCGCATTCGAAGACTGAATTTTTAATTGTATAATTCCGAGAAGAACTGAAGGTGAAAGTCGTCACAGGAGCAGGTTTCAATTGACCGTATGTGATAGCTAATTCGGGAAATGCCGCCTTCAGTTTGTTGATTTGTGCATCAGTAGCTACAGAGACATAACATTTACCGGTGATGACCGCTTTGTCTACATTGTTGCCGTTTTCGTCCAGTCCCTTCAAATTGATTAGTTTTATGATAGGATCAAGGGTAGATAATGTCCAGTCTACACCGATCAAGCGTACACGTTCTAACTTCATAGAATCAAGCGCAAAGCATCTGTCAATTATGGATAAGACATTAGCTTTGTTGGTGTTCTCCCATCTGATTGTCGAAAGATTCTGCACTCCTGCGAGTACCAATCCCGCATCAGTCAGTTCCGTTTGATTTCGGACCGTTAAATTTGTAATGGTGTCCGGCAGGTGAAGCAACGTCAAGTTACCGCCTTCGGGTAATACTACAGCGGATGTTCCGGTTCCTTCCGCCCATATCTCGCGGATGTTGGTACATAATGCAAGGTCTATTGCCTGCTTCAGGTTCGGGCAGTTGCGGGTATCCAGCTTTCGGAGCAGGTTGTTTGCACCAACTGAGAGCACTTCCATATTCGTGTTTCGATAGCCTTCCGCTCCGGACCCGATAATCAGCTCCACCAGTTTGGTCATCTTCGATACGTCGACCGAACCGGGATACAAAGAGGATAGATCCCCCAGGCTGCTGATCTGACCGGCACCAAAAATGATCGTTTCAGTATCGTTGAACTGGATGGCGGGAGCTTTAATATGTACCGGTACATTTTTCTGTGAACGAGTGCCGACTGTATATGATCCGTACTGGACGTTGACATACTGCCCGGCATACGACGTGATGGTCATATCCGCATTAGGTTCTACTCCTTCCCACTCTGAAGGGGTGTACAGACGCAGAGTTGCGAAGTCATTCTTATAGTCTCCGGCAATGTATTTAGAGTCCATGTATTTGAATCGGTTGTACAGCCACCAGCGACGGTGCATCTTGCGGCTTCCCTGGGCAGCATACAGGTATGATCCGTTCCCTTCATCCAATAATGGGCGAACATACTTGTACCAGCTGTCTTCATTGTAGACCGCTTCACACCAGGCATCTCCCTGTTCGGTGTCGAAGAAGCGGATACATTCTTCATAAGTGAGCAGCTTCTTTGACCGCATTTCAGCATACATGGCTGCGATCTCTTTGGAATATGCCTGCTCGATGTTGTTCCAGAGAGTTGACTCTGCACCGTTCCAGACGTCCTTGTTGCCGATCTGATCGTGGTACTCAACCGTATAGTCAAATGCTGCTACGCCTTCATTATTCAGTCCGCACACTGTATCATTATCATAGAAGATGCAGATCCAGCGTATTCCGTCGAAAGTAGTCAGGAACATATTCTTGGCACGCTGGTCGACCATCGCAAAGAGTTCTGTTATCGTGTAGTACGATAACATGAAATTCATGTCCAGGTACTGATCAGCTTCGGCCCGGAACTTCGTCGGGTTATCCTTTACGGAGACAAGCCAGTCGGTCAGACGCTTTAGATTCGTGTAGTCTTCGTTTCCGTCCGGATAACGAGCTTCGAAGTCTTTCAGCCATTCTATATTACCTTCCGAGTCGACGGTGATATAGTCCGAACGTTTGAAGAGTACACGATCGGAGGTATTGTTCAGGATCTCCCAACTTTCACAGCCGGCCTTGAATCCGAATGTTTCATCCGTTGACTTGTCGTTATTGAAGTTGTATTTGCCCAGTGATGTTCTCTCAGCATCTTCTGATGTTTGATGCCACATCACCGACGGGCGGCCGTTGACTGTCGTCCGGACGCGGGGATCAGCCTTCTGTGCTTCAGTAAGGAACCCCATGCCACGAAGGATATAGTCGATCAAACGGGCCATACCGGTATTGTGTACACCGCTAGATTCGGCGAAGTCCGCTTTGAAGCAGAATACGTTTACAGGTATTTCCTCTTCGAAGATGGCAACTTTATCGGCATGTTCACCGGTAGCGGTCATGGTGAATCCCTGCTTGCATTTTGTCTTGAAGTTCTTTCGAGGATACCATTGAGAGGATGTTCCCTGTACGTCGATCTCTACTCCGGTTGCTACCCAGCTGCGTTCAGGATGTTCCCTGTCCTCATAAACAAGGGTGACAGTCTTCTTGTCTCCTTTGAAAGTCGGAAGCTCACCGACGATGGTGAATGAGATATTCTGATTCGCCAGCTTCTCATAGCTGAGATTCCCATAGTCGTCATAAATGTTGTTCCGGGCATATAGCTTGCGCTTCAGTTCAAGATTATCCATATCGGCAATGTAATTGTCAAGAAGCTGATAGCGGTTTAAGGCATTGTCATAGACACGGATATTAAAGATATCTGCGGTACAGTCACTGCTGCCGATCGAGATCCCGGCAGGATTGGGCTGAGTAAAGTTGTCTTGTTCCGGATACTGGATCAGTCCGCAGATCTCACCGTTGATGTAGACGAAGATCAGCCGGTTCTCCGCTTTCTTTTCGATCACGAAGGAGATCCGGACACGTTCATCCTCTTTGAATTGTGTTTCGATAGAGGTCTGTTCGGATCTGAATATGGCTTTCTGTGCGGTCACTTCAAGTCCGATTCCTCCGTTCATGCAGCTGAGGATGACTGAGTCGTAGTCGGTAACATCTCTTGTTTCAAATTCAAATTCAATAGTCTTACCGGTTGAACGGAAGTCGTTGGCAAAGGAGTTGTAGGGGATGGTTACACGTGCATCACCATTAACGCGAAGAGCTACGAATCCGTCAACCGTCTTGATCCATCCGTTCGTTGCGTAGTTGAATGCGGTAAGTACAGCGAAGATCTCGCCATAGTTCCAGATGTTTTTTCCTTCTTCGTTGTTGCTGCGGTTCACGGAGGTGAGGAAGAGAACGAGATCCGCTTCCTCCGGACGAACATCGATCTCTGATTCCCTAACCGTCAGGTTGAATGTTTTGCTCACAGGTCCGCATGCGATTTTCAGCTCCAGGTCTCCGGGAGCTTCTGCCCGGTAACTCCATGTTTGTCGCGTGCGGTCTATCGTTTGATCACTAATTACGATTCCATTAGCTGACAGGGTGATATCACTTGTCGTTGTAGCAGGATTATAAACGATGTAGGGGAGCAGGAGTGTGCCGAATTGTTCCACTTCGGCAGTCCTGAAGGATGACGCAATAACCGGTGTGTTGTTTCCGGATACAATGCTGATAATATCATAGCGTAGACGATCGCTTTCTACTTCGGTATCGTTGATCGTTGCCGTCGCATAAACGTCGAGCGTATGTGCACCATGCGCCTGTGCCGGGATTGAATATGTCTGCTGACGATTAGATACAGATGTGGTGTAGGTACCCGTTTCTTTACCATCAACGACAAAGTGAATGGTTTTCTCTACGGCACCAAGCGGGGTATATGGGAATGAGATCGCTCCCACATAGGCTTTTGAATCATCGAATGTAGACGTTACGGCAATGCTTACCGCATTGATCTTGAATGTCAGCTTGCGGGTAGCTCCGTAACTGTCGGTAACTTGTACAACGAGGACGTTATCACCGAGTATCAGGTATTTGCCTATATTGAATGAGACTTCGCCTTGATTGATTGTTTCGGAGGCTACCTGCTTATTGTTCAAAGTATAGGTTGCGATACCTTCGCCGGTTTCCTCTCCGGACAAGGTAGATGAGTATGTGTACTTGATCAGTGTCTCCTTACCATGAACGGCCGTTGCATTTGACGGGGTGACAAAGGCAAGCGTGAGCTTTGTTCCTCCGCCACCTGCGGCTGCTTTCACGGGATAGAATACACCTGCTCGTTTTTGCATCATGTAGTTTCCGTCCGGAACTAGATCGAATGATTCATCCGTGTTGTCCATCTCACCCAGTGAGGTAGAACCGAATCCGCTGTTTTTAGGAACTTCTGTTAATCCTATTGCCATAACATTACTATTTTCGGGATTTTCTTTTTCTGATTCAGTAACTCCATAATCGGTGTCGGCCATCACGACGACACCACCGGACAGCCGGGTCATTTTACCGACATTTAGCCCACCTTCGATGTCGCAGCCCTCTTTGGAAGTAAAGCCTTTCTTGAAAGTATCTTTGATGTCTTTACGTGCATAACGATCATCACCGAATGATTGAGATGCGACAGGCTCAAGTTTGCAGTGTACGCGCTTGTCTGCCAATGGAAGTGATTCGTCAAGAACAAGGATATAAACATTTGTTTTCCCATTCTCTTTTACAGTAATCATTTGTCCGTCATAAGGGGCATAAGCTACAGTGTCGATATTTTGCGCATATCGAGTTGCTTTTTCTAAAGAGTTCCAGGTCGATGTAGAGTCGATAGGGAGACTCCTGGTGCGCTTGTATTGAAGATAGAAACTAGCTCCTGCGATGACAAGGCTAGAACGTGGTGATACGTTTTTTATTTCAGATAGATATTCTACAATTTCAACTTGGTCTTCCATACTCAGGCTGTTTTAAAAGTGAATGTATCCGGATCGTTAGGCATTGTAGCTTCTGCAATCCACATTTTATATTCAATAGCTTTACTACCGTTGGCCCCTTCTACCATAATTTTAATCGGACCTTCAGTTCCATTTTCGATGAAGTTGCCAGGATAACTGGTTAGGGTAAGCTCGGTGATCATGTCTGCAGGGATACATACTGCAAACATAGACCATGTACCAATCGGAAATTTATAGGTACCGGGACCGGTATACAGTCCGTTTGAACTGAGTGCCCGTACTGCATCTGATGTTTGAGGCACAGTATTGCATACACCGGCAAACCATTTACGTCGAACGTTCACACTGATCTTATTATTTAATGTAATTTGCGGTAATACTCCATCAGGGCTAGCGTCGTAGACGACGGTTGCAGCGTAAGTCTCCTCCATTGTATAGTAGCCTGTCAATTGCCTTATTGCCTTCTGTTCCCCATTAACTTCTGCAGAAAACTCTAGTTTATTCTCTTCGATATAATCATAAAAGGCTTTACTCATGGGGCCGTTACCGTGTCTGTTGGCTGTGTAGGTTAGCTGTCCTTTGGCTGTCCCAAACTCAACGTCGTTGGACGTTGAAAGTTTACCTGTTAAAGATGCAGACTCTACACTGGTGAGCATCGTCCTGAAGATACTTTCGTATGTTGTTCCTTCCTTGAGTATGTCCCCAGGGTTTATATTCCCTGTCTTGGGCGAGGTGACGCGAATATCTTTGGACAAGCTTCCACCGGCTTTAGCCAGTGTCTTGTACCTTTCGTTCAAAAAGTCCAAGACACCGGCTACTTGCTGGTTGGTTACACTGCCTTTGGTGATGGCCTTGTCTATGTGATCAATCAGAGAGTCTACAATATCTTGTGTTGTACTCATCCTTAATTGAATTGTTTACTGAAAACATCTGTATGAATTCTCGGATTATTGAAATCATTGCTATTTAATTCCTGAGTAAAATGTTTCTCCGAATCGCAGAATCTAAGTGTAATGGGTAGACTTTGAGGCGTATTCATATTCTTTGCTATTGCTAAACTATCAGCAGAAGCATTGACTTTGATTCCTCTGTTTCCGTATCCTATAAGATAGATCTCATCACTAGAGAGCATATCAAGAATAAACATCAGTTCCTTTTCTGTCTTGAAACCAGTCTGTACATGCAGATTGTCTACAGTGTTTACTCTCTCCCTGCTTTCAGTATAGTCATTTACTTCTTCATCATATTTCCCATACACTTCATCTTCTCCTTTGTCTTGATCTAGAGTGGGCTTCCCGGTAACTTCTATGCATTCATACGCTCCATAACTGTTTAAAAATTCGATATAGTATCGTTCCTTCTCTATGTTAGCAGGAGAAATGACGATGGTGACTGCCTTGCCTTCTACTGTGATGATTTCAAATTGACTGGCAAGCATATTATTCTTGCTGAAAAAATATTTTCTTAAGGCTTCAAGGTTAAGAGCATAACAGGCCCCGACTGTCAGACCCGAAATAACAGTAGAAATACCTTCTGCTACTTTAACCGTAAAAGTCGTTACTGGAGCAATGAATAATAATGGCCGTATTTCTGTTTCGCGGATAGACAGGACCCTTTGTTCTGTCCGTGTAGACATAAAGAAGTTACCGGCAGCATTCAATAGCTTCATAGTAAAAATGTTGCTGCCTGTCTGATTCAGATGCCTCATAGCTCTTTTGCTGATCCCACCGAGTAATACTTTATGTTGCAAGGTTTGTCGGTCACCTGTCTGATTATTGACTTCGATTGTGTATTCTTTGAGATTGCTCGATGTTGATAGGATGATATCGGTTTCTTCACCCGTATAGTGGGTTGGAGATAAAATAGCTGATAAGATCTCATCGATAAAAACAAAGAAATTTCCAGTTTCTCCGGATCCTTCGAAAATGACATTACTTTGATTTCGGATAACGTAATTGACAGGGGATGAAGAAGTGATTTCCAACTTTACCGGATTCCCTGATAAAGCCATCGTGCGGGGTGAAATTGCTGCTGTTAAACTCATAATTCAAACTGTGTTCTTACAATGTTCTCTGAGGTCACTACTACAAAATTCAGGTCGGCCAGGAGAGAAGTTCGTTCAATGCAGGGAGATGACATCAATGAATAAAAGTCTTCCATTGTTTTGTCTCCATTGCCTGGTAGAGACTGAAACTTCAGAAATACTCCGGAGACATTCTTTATTTCAGGAGCTGATTGTATTGTTTCCTTTTTTTCCATATGCAAATGTGTTTGTTTTTAATTGCTGTATAAAGGACAAGATTACATAGTGACTGCTTTGATCCCGGCTTCATATTGAAGTCTGATTGAATCTATCGAATCAGTATTTGCACCTTCAGGATTATCCACATAAAACGAGAACCAGTACTGTAATTCAGCGTCATAAGTATCCAGTATTTCCTTTTTTCCTAGTACTTCTTCTTTAGTTGGAGGCAGATACGAACTGAAATCATCTCCGGAAGGTTGGGTTAGTATCTTTCTGTCTAAGACATTAAATCCTCTGAGATCATATCTTTTTTCAAGTTGACTCTTTACTTGTGCTGCAGTTGCGGCGAAGGCATTATCTGCGTAGGAGACAATTACCCATTTAGTCGTTTGGGGTATCATTTTTACAATACCTTGTTCTTGCTCAAGATCAAATGGTTTTAAAAGTTTTGTGGTACGAAGGTTCACTTCTGCAGGTTTGTTCACTTGATAGGGTACTGTGTGCTTGGCACTCTCAATCATCAGTTTCTGACCAGACAATAAGATTGGCCGGCTGGTATCTATCTGAGTTAGTGCTATCCGATCAAGATTGATTTTACTTTTTAGAGTATGGTTTGCATGTCTTAAGATGGCATCCCATTCTTTAAAGAATTGATTGAAAGCTCCGTCCTCTCCACGAAAGACCAGTGAATATTTGAAAGTGTTCCCGTCGTTATCACGGAAATAATTACCTGCAGGGGTGCGGCAGAGTGAACTACCATAGTAATATCCTAAAGGAACATTCTTTTCATCAGTAGCCATTCCCATCGCAAAACAGAAGCAAAGCGGAGTATCTGTTTTTTGTTCATTGACTTTAGCTCCCCGGAGTGTTGTATTGAGATTCACTGTTCCGGCCATGTATTGCGGAACTAGTAAATTGTTACAGAACGTCATTGGTAGGCATTCATCTGAACTGGATATTTCTTCGTATTCAACGTTGGCCGTTTTCTTATCCCAAGCAAAGAAGTCACTGGATAAGAGAGAAACGTTTTGGGAAGCTATGTTACGCTTGTAGAATCGTCCGGTAGATGCCTGATAACAAATATATGTGTTATCGGGAACATACTCAAGAGGTGTGTTCTCTACTTCTGTGATGATTCCTTTATATTTATCAAGGAATTCTTCGAAAGATTCCGCATCCGTATAAGCTTCGTCAAATGAAGTGCTGGCAGATAATCTTATTTGCTTGGGCTGTTCGTAATTGGGTACAGGATCTGCAGCTTTCAGTTGTGACCAGTCTGCAAATGGGGAGCTGGAGAACGTGTCTTTCAGTAATTTGATTCTTGCTGTTCTATTATCCCCATTCACGAAGATCCTGGCACCAGTTCGGCAGAATATTGCTTCTAGAAAATCGTTAATCGTGCAGTCCGGCATTAGGTCTTTATAGTTTATTTGACCTGCGACTGTGGCATCTGCTACATTATTAAGTACTACCATTTTTTTGAGCTGGTAGTCTCTCTCGAATGGATTCTCTATGAGTTCAAAACCATATGCTGAAAATATTAATTGTAGGATTTTTGAAACACGGATAAAAGGAGAAATACCATATCCTGCGGGTAACTTGACATCTGCGACACTGCCTGATATAACCATTTTCTCTGTACGTGCATTTTTCTTCAGTTCATACGCATTACCTATTTTTTGAATCGGATTTATGAATTCCGGGTAAGCGACATCGTCTGCTGAGTCATTCTTTACTTGTATGGGGAAAACATAATAGTCGGCTGGAAGATTATATTTCATAACATTATTAAGATGTTCTGTTAAAGCAGTAATGCCACCTGATGGTTTATATATGGGTAATCCGGGTAACTTTTTTAATGATATATTGTTCCAGGCTTCATACATTAGGCTTTCGTCAAATCCGATGTTGCTGACAATCCCTGATTCTACCGATGCTGATGTTATATTCTGCTTGCCTATGCGACGGTATATTCCATCTGCAATAACAGCCTGGACGTCTTTAGCCGGTGCATTAGCTATATCTAAGCGATTGATATGATCAACTATGGAAAGGTTATGCTTCGTTCCCGGTAACGTAGCAGCTATGGTCTGACTCCCTTTATCTGTATAAATAGGGGAGGTGATTTCAACTTCCATTTCGAAGTCTGTAGGAGTATCGTATATCCCTTTAGGTGTTTTGATGATTAGTGCCATATTATTGATCTCCTCTTGTGAAAGGTTTTTCCGATTTTAGTTTGATCTCTTCCGCATCATTGATATCGGATAAGAGAACGTAGTTTTTCGAAGGCTTGCCTAGTTTGTCCATCACTTGATCCATCTTATCCATTACTTTCTCTAGTTTGGCCTCAAGGTTGTTATTGGGACTTGGCGGAGTGGGTGAGTCTGTAGAGTGGCTGATGGAGTCGTAATTTCCTTCTGCATATTGTGGCACCCTTCCGGATCTTGCATCATTGATTGCTTGAAGTACTACAGGATAGTTGATATGTTTTTGGAGCCGGGACAGATCTTCAGAATTGATAATTAACTCTGATCCGTTTTCTGATATAAGTGAAGTACGTTTGACGATGCCTGTAGGGGCTTCCCCTATATAGGAGATATCGTGATAGCTGCGTCCGTCTTCAGCTCCGATTACGTCATACTTCCCGGCTGCTCTTTGGTTTATTTTATATTCAGCCTGGGGAGTACTTTCTGTGGAGGAACTTCCACTATCTCTTCTTTTCCCGATAAAGCCTTTCAGTGTAGATTTGGCTGTGGCGATACCTGCCGTAATAAGACCCGCAAGTATAGCTCCACTCGCTATTCCCCAAAAGCCCTTGGAACCAATCTCTTTAGCTGTTGCTTTTGCTGCTTCTGCAGTTCCTATTATACCTAGGTTTACAAGTTCGGCATTAATGATTTGGGCTATAACATCAAACATAATGTCAATCATCTTATCTGCCGAATCCTTGCATAGCATTTTCCTGCCCGAAATGATGTTCCCTAGAGCATTACCAAATTCTTCTCCATATTGTTGATAGATACGGAGTCTTTCTTCAAATTCCTGCTTGTCTGTTTTAAGTTTGTTTTTTGAATTTTGCTCATTGGCCTTTTGATCTTTTTGTATGCATTTTACCTTATAATCCAGCAGCTGCTTCTCTACTTGCTTCCGTTGTTCTGCATTTAGTCCTGCAAGAGAAAGCATACGTTCCAGATGCATGACGGTGAGCTGTTCCATCGCATCATTGTATGCAGCCTCGGAATTAAGATTCTCATCCTTCCCGGAAGCATATAACTCCTTTAATTCCTGTTGCTGACGTTCATAGTCTATTTTTTCTTGATCAATCAGCTCTTGGGTATGTTCTTTTTGCATCTTCAGCTTCAGATCATTGATCTGATTTTGGATCTCAATGCCTTCTTTAGATTTTGTACCGGCTATTTTCAAAGAATTCTCTAAGTGTTCCATTTGAAGACATTCTAATTCTTTGTTAAGTTGCTTTTCTGTCTGAAGGGTTTCATCTCCTCCTTCTAGGTACATTGCTTTTAAGAAGGCTTGTTTTTGGGTATATAGTATTTTTTCTCGTTCGAGTCGTTTTTTAAGCGCTTTTTCATCATCATCGTCCTCTTTTGTGGTAGAATTGTTTTTTACAGGCTGAGGTTTCTCTGATTCGATCTTGATGAGTTTTTCTCTGGATTCCTCTATATGTTGGTTTAATGTTTGGATTTCTCGATCTAATGAACGCAGTTTATTTGTTCCTTTGTTTATATATTCATTGAGTACATTATCAGCCCAAGCGTCAGTGGTAAGTCCCAATGATGTTTTGAAACCATTTAGCATATTGGCAGCTCCTGCTTCTACATCAGACCAAAAGCCGTTGTCAGGTCCGTTTTTACCGAGATCATCCTTTCTATCTCTCAGTTCACTAATTTTCTTTTGAGTTTGTTTTATTTCCTCTAGAACAAGAAGACTGTCAACGTATGAATTTACAGCAGCAGTAGCCTGCTCCGTATTTATAGTTTCCAAAGATAAATTGCCAAGGTATTCGGGAGAAATCTCGTTTAGCCTGCGGATAGCTGCTTCTCGTTCAGCTTTGCTCAAGTTCTCGTTACGTGCAACAGATAAGAGATGCTCAACCTCATTACGTTCGTCCTGTATGTTGCTTTTTGAATTATTTCGAATCTCTGTTAGGCTTTTCTCAATACGTTCCGATTCTGTCATTTCCTTATTCATATTGCTTAATGCAGAAATAAGAGTAACAATGACAGCCGCGACTGCCAGGTATGGGTTGCGCAACATGACAGCATACATTTCTTTGAGTGTAGCTATTACTTTCTGATTCCAAAACACTTTGAGCTTTTCTTCTATGATCTGAGCTTTACAGATGAGAACATAGGTTGCTATTGTAGCTGTTAATGGTATCAATATATGTGAATATCGTGCAATGAATTCAATTAAAGAATTGAGTGCCCGTACGAAAAAACTGGTAGCGGTAATGGCATTAGACATGAGGGGAAGCATCTTCTCTCCTAATTGATAAGACACTTCTTTAAAACCATTTTTAGCTTTGTCGAGATGCGCTTGTACTGTATTGTTCTGCACATTAAATTCGTTGATAACCGATGTACCTTCTTTATATGCGGTAGTAGCCCGTTCTTGCTCTTCTCGGATGCTAGCGGTATTGGCAGCTAAAGTATTTAAGACTCCGGCAGCGCGTACACCATCAAGTTTCATGTCTTTAAATAAAGGTGCTAGTTGCTGTAGACCGCCTTTACTTCCTAAGTTTTCTAATAGCTGTAGGAGGGCTTCATTGGCATCTTCCTTAAGTAATTTTGTAAAATCCTTAACATCTTTCCCTGCCATTTTAGCGAATTTGGCTGGTTCCTGGTATACTTTCATGATGACAGTCTGCAGAGCAGTGGAAGCCATTTCTACTTGCTGCATATCTTGATCAAGCACAGAGGCGAATCCCATGATTTGTGTTTGTGAAATTCCGGCTTGTTTTCCAGTTCCGGATACACGTGCAGTAAAGTCTACAAGGTATGATTCTGCGGCACTGCTATTCTGAACTACTTCATTGATGGCACTCCCTGTGGCGAGCATAGCACCGCGTAATCCTAGTGTTTTATCTTCACCAAACATTTGTGCTAGTTTACCAATATTCTTAACTGCATCTTCTCCTAGATCCTCACCCAATGCAACATTGATTTTATCGGCAGCATCTACGAAGTCAAGAATATCCTGCTTTCCTTGTATACCGAGGCGACCTGCATCTTGTGCCAGCTCGTTCAATCGTTCGCGTGGAGTCCGGGTATCTATCTTTTTGAGATCTTCATTCAGATCCTTCACCGCTTCATCTGTCATCCCAGTGTATTTTTTTACTCCAGCCATAGCCTCGGAGATTTGCGCATAGTCATCAACGGAACGTCGTATAGTCATAGATAATCCTGTAACAGAGGCGACAACTCCACCGATAAGGGCCATATATTTATTGACGAAGTTAGCGGCCTGCCCCCAAACGGTTCCCTGGCATCCCACTTCAACGCGCATTGCTGCTTGAGCACGAGTGAGAGCTTCGGTTACCCGTCGATTCTGTTCTAAGGCTACTGAGTGCTGTTGTGTACCAGGTATTGCATCCCGGAGCTGCTTACGAACCTTGGACTGTACAGAGATCAGTTCGTTATAGGTTGCTCCGGAAAGATTGCTCAGAATACGTTCTGTTTCTCTGATACTTTGTTTGTACTTTTCAAGAGTCGTCGTTTTCTTATTAATTTCCTGCTGAAGTTTTCTTGATTGGGTGTTGTAGTTAGCTTCGGATTTATTGAGAGAGGCTAACTTGTTTTCCAATTTTTGGATAGCAGTTTCGACTTGCTTGACTCCTAATGCGGCTTCCGTGCCATCAATGTAGATTTTAATACTACGGTTAAGATCGTTGCTCATAGATTATTTGTTGATATAGATGCGTGTGGCATCAATGATCATTGAATCGAAATAGTTGGTAATGATTGTTTCTAGTTCGGGGATTCGATTACGGACAATGGGATCGAACCATTCGTATGCTTTGCGGTTTCCTGTACCCTGGCTGCCATTCAATGATTCAGGATTGGTATGCCGGACAATCCCGGTACTTACCTCGATCCCGCCGATTCGTTTCAGTTTCGTCCACTTGGATCCAGTTGTTCCTCCATACCCTTTTCCGGCTCCTTTGTGGATGTAGATGCCATGACGGGGAAAAGAAAAACCGAGTTTGTTGATGAGTCCATATTTGTCAGTATACATTCTAGGTCTCAAATCGGTGGCCACACGCATGCTGTGAGATGAAATTGATGCACGTAGTTGGGCAGCGACAGAGTTCATCCATTTCTGTACGTCTTTATTGAATGCGACTAGCCGGTCAGCGTCTTTAGCCATCGTATATCGTTCTATTTCGGATACGGTTTCTATGTGTATGAGCTGTGACGAGCCTTTGCCTGCCAGATTGTTGGCGCGGCGAACAGCGGCATTATAACGTCTGACATCGGAACGCATATCCCGATAATTTTTATAGAATCCCATAGATTAGTCCTCCCAAAAATCAGAGTTGATAAAAAAATCTTCAGGTTCCCGCAGGGAGAAGGTAAGTACCACTCCATAGAAGTTGTCACCTATAGGTCCTATTCCGTTGATACGTGTCGTTCGGCTAATGGAGTATTTCAGAGTTGGATCGTGAAAGAGGCGGTTACGGATTTGCTTGGCAATGACTTTACAGTCTAATGCGGCTTGATTGATTGTTTCCGGACGTGACGAATTTGTGTTGCGTGCAACGATGAATGAATATTCATTACGGTCAGTCAATCCATCTCCATTGTTGTCGGATGATTCGGATTCCATACCATCAACAGCGATAAGGACCATTCCTGTCACATTTGAGAGCTTATCCTCAAATCCGAATAAATCTTCAAGCCCAAAGGCGGTGAAGAAGTGAGGATGTTCCGGGGTGTGGGAAATCGGTTTGAGCTTATTGGCTAGAAGCTCGCCATATTCATAATGAGAATATTGTTCCATAACTTTGCAATGTTTTGGTTATGGAGACAAAAATAGCCCGCTGTGGGCGGGCTATAAAGGACAGTTACTTTGCTAGTAAATAGACTAGAAGTAGTAATAACAGGGCTATGAAAAGCCCTTTACTCATTCGATATCGTTCAGGTAATTCATCTGAGGCACTTTTATGACCATTATAGTCCCGATTATATACCGTAATATTTTTCTTGCGTCCTGCAGTGAATGCTAGAGTCAAGGCTATTATTCCGGTTACTATGATGATAAATGCTATCATGGATCTAAGTCTTTATTATTATTGGGTAACAAGGTACGGATTAATCCGGATAATTGCAAGGCTTCATGTCTATTCATAACACCTGGAATTTGAATTGGTTGAAAACATAATATACGGATACTAAGTTCAATATGGCTTGCATACGGGCACGCTTAGCTCGGCGATGGCGACGGCTCATAGACGACCTCCTTTTTTGAACTTATTCCTAAAATCGAACGTGATTATTTTGCCAATAGTTTGTTCTCTTTGAGGTGATGCTATTTTCTTTTTGTAGTTGGTAAGCATCTCAATAACGGTATCGATATGATTCTCTCTGATAGATCCGATAGTCGTGGTTACGGTTCCGGCATAGCTGCCATCCGGTCTGAGAATCATTGATTCGCCTTCTAAGTGGATGTAGCCTGTCTCATTATTAATAACACGACATTGAGATGGTATGATTTTTTCTATGTATTTTATCATGGCTGATCTCCTTTTCCGTTAAAAGTGATATTAACTGTACCTCCATTGGCGTAGATTACAATACCTCTGTGTGATTTGTTCACTCGGAGTTGTTCATTGCCTTCTGCTACTTCTAAGCAGATATTGGAAAGAGCTCTTTGAAGCTTCTCTACGGATATGTAGCGTCCGTTGTCGCTTTGTTTTTTGTGTTTCATACGATGGGTTTTTGACGTTTTAGTCGAGAATCCGCTCGACTAGCGGAAGTACAAGAACGGCTGCACTTTCCCGTTTCGTCAAAAACCCACCGTAGTTCACTCCGAAGAGACTGAGACTAAAGTAATAGGAAAGGCAGCCGTATTTGTTTATAAATAAACTTCGACTATTTTGTATGTGAGTTTACTAATAGCATAGTGCCAATAGCAAACTTATGGGCATAAAAATAGCCCAATTTCATATTGAGCATTATCCGTTGCTCTTCGTTCGTGATACCTCACGATGGGTTTTGACTCTGCAAATATGAGGATTATATTTGAGAGTGCAAAAAGAAATTCAAAAAATAATCATTCCTCCGGGTTTAGTTTTTTCTTGATGTTGTCCGGTAGGTCATTCATCATCCTTATCATTCTATCTTGATATTCCTTTTCTGTCTTTGTTGGGTGGCATAAAATAAATAAGAAGCCAATTAGAGGACTAAAGATTAAAGCAACTAAGGATGCCCATCCAGTGCTTACTACTCGTTTATCAGCTGCATGAGCTACTGGAATCAGTGAAATGAGGTTCACTAGTGCGTAAATAAAGATAAGATTTCCCATGATTGTATAATATTGGTTTTAATATTAAAGATTAGTAATTGGAGAATGTAGCAAATTTCCCATTTTGACTCCACATGGACAAATCCCCATTTTTTTCCACTATACAATATTCATTATGTTCGTTATTAATAGCTTCATATCTTTTGAGCCCTTTATGGTTTAATAGGCGAGCTTCTTCTATATCAGAAGAACCATCCCCGAATGAATCTTTGATGAAATACTTTTTGGTTTTTAGGTTTTTAAATATAGTTATAATATGCTTATCACTTCCAGGACGATTATCTAACCATCTTCCTATCTGTTGTATATCGCTATTGTTTTTCGGCGACTTAAGTATCTTCAATTGTTTTTTAAGATTTGCATTTTCGGAAGATAAAAGTTCATTCTGATGTTGTAATGAAGATACTTGGTCTTTCAGACTTGCAATTTCGGTCGAAGATTTCTTACAGGCTGCTAATGACAAAAGCATCATTGATAATAAAAAAAGTTTTTTCATTTGTGTGGTTTTAATTTGTTACAGGGGACAAAGATAAGGGTAATAAAATTGAATGTACTAAAATAATGTTGTATTTTAGCTCAAAAATAGAGTTAGATATGGATCAGGAGCAAGAAATAAATAATCTTAAGCGTAAACTATTAGATCTTTCATATGACTATTATAAGTTTCGTGTGTCTCTTTATTATAAAGTAATCTTTATTTTATTATTCCTTTTACTAGGTCTGATAGTAGGATTCCTGTTATAAAAGATAAAATACTTAATAGTGTTGTTATTACAATGCTGATCGTCTTTAGCCTTAAATATCTGGATTTCATGACTTCACTTTCGCGCTGTAACTTTATAGCTTTTTGTTGGTCTGCAATATATGCTTGATAGCTTCCAAAAGTTTGGATGGCTTCATATCCTTTCGGGGTGATTTCAACTAATGAATGTACTTCGTCCGGTTCTTCTTCAGTGATTAATCCTTCCATGACTAATTGTTTCCGGTAGCTAATAAGTTGCTCAGGAAATAATTTAGTTTGTAGTTCATCCATGATGTCATGTTGGATGCGTTTTTTGCGAGGATCACGATACAGGTTACTTAATATAATACCTTTAAAATGGGTTTCTAATGGTTCCATAAATATATAAAAACGAATTCCTTATGTCGTGTGCCAACTGGAACCACCCAGCCACCCGATTTTACGGGTGCACGACATAAGGAATTCGCGAGTTAGTTTGTTTTGGCAGTTGCTAAAGTACATTCTTTTTGGGAATCTACAAACAAAAGTAGAGTTTTTTGCTCTGCTTTTGTTTGTAGATTTAATATAGACTGAGAAAATTATATTAATTAAGAACGTGATTATTCTATATTATAGATCGCAAAATTTTCCAGTAGATTAATTCTTTGAGTAAAATAATGTAAAGGTACTGCTATATTACGTTGAGATGTCCATTCTAAAGCTGAAGACAAAAGTTCTTTGTTGATCGTCTTTACATTAAAATTGATTACTAGATTTGGTTGAGAAGGATCTCTAGTTAAGAGTTTATCGTTCTCATCGGAATTTTCATATTTGAAAGTATAACATCTTAATAGCAAGGCTATGGTAAAGTGAAATTGTCGACTAGGAGAAGATTCGTATTTTTTTTTAATCTGTAATATTTGTTTTGGAATTATACTCTCTAATTGATCTGTAAGTTCTTGTATAGTATAACTTTCGTGGGTTATTTTAACATAACAATCGGATTCGCAAATTCGAAGGTATGTTAATAGACATATTAATTCAGCATATATGACTTGGTTATGTTTATACATATTCAAAGATAAACGAATATGAGCAAATATTTTTTCTATTTGTCTTAGTGATAGATTCTTATGCATAAAAAGAGTATTGGCTATAGTCAAAATGGATTCTTCCATCTCTTTAGTGCCTCTTGCCTTTTCATATGCTTCGAAGCCATAGTAATCATATAAATAGCTACAGAACTTTTCTACATCGGGATCAGGTAAAGCATATTCAATATCAATAAATCTTTTAATATTCATTGGCATTTATTAGGTCACTCCCGTAATATCCACGTATGGAGTTACTTAATTGTTCCTTATCTATGGATAAGACAAATATAATATTAGGTATGTTGAAAAGATGTTTTATTCGTTCTAGTACCTTTACGGCATAATGTGGGTTACACCGATCAAGCTCGTCTATGATAAATATCAATGGTTTTTTTTCGCAAACTTCATTTACAAATATTTCGAGATCTTCCCGAAATTTTAGTAGACTTTCTTTTTGCCTTTCATAATTGTCTATTTCTTTTTTCAACATGGAAGATCCTTCTCCGATACAATCGTAAAGAACCTCAACTACTTCTTCACCTGCATGTTTCTTAATTACTCCCTTGAACATTGCAGGAACTGCCTTTAGCACAATTCTTCCCGCCGTATTTATCATGGATGATGCTAAATCCTTTGTTCTTTTAGAAGAGTTTATTTTTGTAAGTTCGCCAATTAAACCTACAAGAGGATCTGAAATGAAGTCATTTTCCCAAGCGTTAAAGTATAATGTGTGGAATTTGTCCAGTTCAAGATATGCCTTCCACATTTCTACAAATGTAGTTTTACCTGTTCCCCATTTACCGTCTATAGCTAAGACAAATCCTTTTTTGTATGTAGTGATAATAGCTTTAAGTACTTCTGCGTACTTTTCTCGACCTAATTTACAATTTAGAAAAGGCTGGTCAGCCGGGATTTCTAATTTTCCAAGTTTACAATTCATAGTACGTGTTTTTAATTTGTTACAAGTGCAAAGATAAGAGGAATAAAATTGAATGTACTAAAATAATGTTGTATTTTAGCTCAAAATATTGTACCATGAACTGTATTCTTAGATACTTCAAAAGTAAAAGGGAGCGGAAATTACGCAAACGCTGCCTGAAATATGCCTTAGAGACAATAGAAGGCTCTAAGGCATGTAGTGATATACATCTATCTATATGCATTGCGCTATTATGAGTATATAGCCACAGATAAAGTCAATCGCAAGGCTTCTTGTAGGGAAGCATTACAGGAATGGTGAACTGTATTCGATTGGTGGATATATTCTGATTATCACTTTTAGAAGAAGCTCCCATCCCTATAATACTTGACATGATGCCTATTTTACCTTCTTTGCCATCTGTCTCCGTGACAGATAGACTTAGGTCAAAATCTATATCTGTAACGTTAGCACCAGTTCGTCCAATCATACTACGATTGAGAGATTTTGCAGATAAAGGATTGACTATGGCTTTTCCTTCTTCAAACTCTTCATTCAACTCTTCTACCGATTCTTTTATTTGAGTAATTGTCGATTTGATAAAATCTTTAAGTTCCATATTGAACGGGCGGATCCCTTATCATCGCGCGCCAAAAGGTTATATAAAGACCTTAATCCGATTTTACGGATTACACAATGAAAAGGGATTCATGTTTATTCATTAATTATTTGGCAACGGCTAAAGTACAAAAGTTTCTTTGTTGCTCCAAAAGAAAAATGTATTTTAGCTCAAAAAATATATAGATCATGGAAAGACTCACTGCAGAACAATTAAAAGTAATCGATTTATCGCTTATAGAATGGTATTATGAACAGGCTATGGTTCGCCATAATGATCTTGTCCGTGTAGAATCTCTTATAACTGAAAGAGGATATACTTTGTTTGCTATCTATTTTGGCATTTTAACAGCTGCAATAGGATATATTCTCACGCATTTGAGTGTAAGTGATGATGCAGCTTTGACTTCCGGATGTTTGTCTATTGTTGTTTTTACATTTATTTCCATCGGTTACATTTATCACGTCATCAAGCCACATACTGTTTTCGCGCCTGGGAAAGAACCTGATAAATTCACTATACCGCAATATATAGCTTATTTTAAAGGGAAAGATAAAGATACTGATCAAAAGAAGCAGGTTGTCAGCGATGAATTGGTTGAACTTCAAAAGAAAATAACGAAGCAGGAAGAAATGAATAAAAAAAGAGTCAAACATACTAAACGCTCTCTTGCATTTCTGATATTCGGCTCTTTTATGGCTGTCGTTTCTTTTTTAATAGCATTTGCTATTTATTGACAAAGTCGCTTATATCCAAACCATTGGTTTCTATCGGAGTGTCACTCGTAATATCCGGTAATGGTGCGGATTCATCTGAACTACTTCCACTACCATAGTAAGGATCACTTGAATTGTCTTCTGAAGACAAATCTACATTGAAGTTGGTATATATCATAGTAATATGGCGAATCCCTCACTATAGTGCGCCCACCGGTGTTATTAGCCGGAATCAGCTGTCTGATTACACTATAGTAAGGGATTCATGTTTTAATAACGATATTGGGCAGGTGCTAAAGTACAATCTTTTTCAGATTCGGCAAAAAGTAAGCGGAGTTTTTTGCTCCGCTTACAAATGAAAGTTAGAAGTTGGCTACTTCGTAATATTTAAAAAAGTAATATAGCGCTACCTTGTGCCATTTGGTCAGTTCCTTGTCTCCGGACAGGAGTGAGGATACGGTACATTTGTCAATGCCTGTATAGTTGCTCAGATGTTTGCTTTTTAATCCTAAGCGTTCCATCCGTCTTTTGATCCAGTCAATGTTGATTCCGTCGATATCTTTGCGATCGAAGTTCACAGCTGACACAGTGAGCTTCCAGTCGTCCGGGATCTCTCCCTTAAACATGTCACGGATACGTTCCGTCAGTTCCTTTTTGGAGAGGAACTTGTCATTTACCAGGTCTTTTTGTTCAGCGCGAACAATTAAGCGACCTTCATTATAGGATACAACCTCAATAGAGATGTGCCCCATGCGCTGATACTGCCTTGCGAACTCGTCGATCCGCTTTTTACTCTCAGCAGGGAGAGGTAGTAATTCAAGATTCTTCATAATTCATCAATTTACGTTTTGATAATCGGGTATTTAATAATACAATATACTTTGTAATGGAGGGGCTTTCGCCCCTCCGGATCACAATTTGATGAGTCTCATTTGCCCAATGTCGAAAATAGCGATCTGCCCATTTTCACGTCCGAATTGCTTGGCTTCTTCGAGATTAGTGAAAATCCGGATGGAATCGAAGTAGAACATTCCGTTTTCTTCGTTGAACCATCCACCGACTTTCTTTTCGTGCATTAAAGCATGGTTAAGAACTCTTTTCAGTCCTTCTTCTCCAAAACTGTCTTGGGTTTCGAGATAGGCGACTGAAATGCCTTTTGTGACCTTTTTTAAGGTTGTGAGGTCAACCGTGAATCCATCGGGATTCGCTTCTGCTATCGCTTGGATAGCCTTGAACAATTGTTCCATAATATAAAAGAACTTATGCGGACGTCACCCGCGTTTCTTATGACTCTACAAAGATAGAGAAAAGTTTGTTAGTAACAAACAAAATTGAATAAAAAGTTTGCTAGTAACAAACTTCTCTATCTATTTCTCAAGTTCTCTTCTGTTTCTTCCTTGCGCCTGATGGATTCATCCATCGAGTACAGCGCATCAAGCAGCAGGCCCCTACGGATCTCCGGCTTCTTGGTCATGTCAGACTGTGCCAGGGAATCAAGTAGTCGCAGCTGGGCATCGAATATACGCCCATTATTTTTCCCTTCTCCGGAAAATATTCGTGGATAGGCTGCGCTCATGCAGGAGAGGCTTCCAAGAATGTACCAGTACATGATCATCTTCCTGTCGTCAGGAAGACGTTTCAGTATAGCTGCATCATTGTCCAGGCGATTGATATTAAATTCTTTCCCACGATGCCACAGGCAGGCTAGGAGATGGTTGATCTTTTGAGGATCCAGCTGCATCGCATCCAAATAAGTTTGCATATACATGAATTGCTCAAAGGTGATATCGAACAGCTGGTCTTCCGGTCCGATGAATTTCCGGCACCGGAAGCGGAGTGTCGGGTAAGGATTGACTGTCAGTTCCGGATTAATGAGATATAGCCTCTGTGAAGTGATACGGTTTTCTTCCTCACGCATCAGGAAGTGAAATTGATCAGCGAGCAGACTGATTTCTTCGGGATGAAGGAGGTACCGACGGCTGCGGATCCGGAAGCGGACTGTTTCACTTTCCTGCCCAATTTTGATACGAACATATTCTTTGAATATTTTCTTGTGCCGGCATACGTGAGCTTTCAGGCAATAGAGCATCATGTATATCTTAACTTGTTCTACCGGTATATTCGATTTCGTGAGTTTAACCAGGTATAGGAGCTGCTTCGGGGTGAGCTCATCCCAACTCTCTGGAAGGGTGTATGTATCGTCATTGATTTGTATCGTATGCATAGTATTATGATATTGAAGTGAATAGCTTCTTTTTCTTAGAGTTAAAGTCAATAGCCTGGGATCTTGTTTCAATGCCTAGTTCTTCTGCATTTTCGGCCAGATAAGTGTGTATTTTCCCGGCATAGTAGGTTGCCTGACTAGCAAAGAAATTGCCGTTTGCGTCCGGATCCTGATAAATCGGGCGGATGGCAGGTGAATATTCTATTGCTTTGCTGGCGACACGTTGCTCGGTTGTCTTTTGTGAGGTATAGAGCTCTGCCGTCTTATTTGCCAGGAAACGAATGATATGATCAACAAGAATCTGCTGCTTGGGCGTCAGCGTATCTTTAGAGTATGCTTCCCTTAAATCCGCATATACATTGTCCGGTATCATTTCACGAATATTTCGTTCCTGAAGCTGGCGGATTGTGGGGTACATGATACGATAAGACAGGGTGGAGTAATCGATGTCTACCATGCCAAGATCCTGAAAATCGTGTGCATTCCGGATAAAGCAGAAAGGGGAAATATGGTCTGTTACGTACTCCGGAAAATCTTCCTTATTTTCTTCCAGATAGGTTATAAGCCGGTCAAGAGCTTGCATTCCTCGGAAGCACAGGTTCTCCTTTGCCGCCGCTATTTTTGAATCACTGGCCGGAGAACGTTGTCCTTGTACATTACTGACCGTGATGCCGGTATCCCCGAACATGACTCCTAGTTCATTCGTCGCAAGCATTAAGGTCAGCGGGCCAAGCGCACGCAATAATTTGCTATATATCTCAGATTCTTGGTCTGTCAGAGCTTGTTTAATGACGGATTGCCCTATATAGGGCTTAACATAGATATCAAGAGCATCCTCAATATACGGTTCAATAGATTCATAAGGCAATGACGAATTGATCTTGACTACCTTCTTTAAGGTCTCAATATCGGGAATTAATGCGTTCATTTTTCTTCAGTTTCTGGAGTTAGACCCGTGTTTTTTGTAGCTCCCGTTCCCTGATCAAGGGTGGTGAGCTGGCAGTTGGTTACAGAGAAATAGATGTCCGAAGGCCATTGATTGACTGCCTTGGCAAAGTACAGAGGCTCAAGGGTTGCGTCCTGGTACATCTTCATGAGAGCTTGCTCGATGGTGAACAGTTCGCGTGCTTCAGTTCCATTAATGCTTTTACCTTTACCGGGTGCGGATCCGATGATGGAAGGATGTACTCCCATTCCATAACACATCATGTTGCTTACTTCCTCGCTGTCCTCAATATATTCGCCACCTTTGAAGAACGATTCAAGAGGAGTAATGATGATGTCTTTATCCTCAAATCCTCTTACTCTGTCATATCTGAAATGTGAAATAAAGCCTTTTCCGGCATTTTCTTCGCCGGCCAGGAAATCGTTCATGTCTTCAAGGAACTTTTGCCTGCGGGCAGTTTTTTCATCATCTTTGACGACCTTTTCGTCTGCAAATAGCTTTTCCCAAAATGTATCCTTGATATATATGATATATCTGAGAGCCATCTGATTTTTAATCAGGGATTTCTTGAAGATGGGAATAGCACAGGAGAAGTCATACCATCCTGAAGCAAATACGCTCCACCAATAGGGCCGGCTATAATAAAAGCGTCCTGGCGTCGAAATGCGCAGATTGTGAATGAATCTGCGATCTTTCCCGATGACGAGGTTCCCTTCATCATTAGGAGCAAGTCCCATCCTTTTCTTAAGATCTAGCAAAGGAGTCTGGCGATCGAGCAGGGGAGTGGCGACAAGATCTTCAGGGGTTCCTTTCTTCCATTCCGCTGAATACCCATGCCATTCACTTTTGCCTGTCCTCTCATCGATCTCGCTAATACGTGAGCAGGTTGCCTCTTTTGCTTTGATTTGTACAAGTTTGGGCGATTTCGGATCATTACTGAGTATATACTCTAAATAAGCATCGTAGAAGATGACAAGATCATTAGCGAGTTCTACACGGATGAAGTTGAAGTTATTGTTCTCAAGGAACTCAAAGATTTCGGGTTCTTCTTCCGGAAGTACCTCCTCTTTGATGATTTTGCGGGTTTTTCCGTCGCGTTTCTTCCTGTAGACAAGGATGCTGTCCCCAAACACGACTTTATTCTTAAATTCAACATTACTGCCAATGGTAACGTTGGTACCGATTTTACGCATGATGTCGTACATCATGTCGTTATTCCTTCCGCGTGGAATGAACTTGATCGGATCCTTTTTTCCCTTGGGGACGACTTCAACGGCTGATGCCTCCTTGTCAGTCACAATGTCACTGTTATCGCTAAATTGGATAACTTTCTCACCTCCTTTCAGGACTGCATAGGTTTCGTACCCTTTCATAACTAGGTTAGGTTGTTGCTTTGATTCCATATTAAAAATATACTTTGAGATGATTAAACTGGGTGATAAGGCAGCGCCGGATCTTGCGTGGTGTGGCTTCACCGGCTTGCAGTACATTGATTGTACTACCGCTGCTATGAAATGAAGTGAGTACAGCACGTTCATAAGTGATTAGTTCCCCGGTACTCTTCTTGCAGAACTGGATGGAAAACTCTATAGGCTTCCCATCCGCATATCGTTCCATCAGCTTCCATATTTTACTTTGATGGATCCTTTTGCTTGAATCTTGCATGGATGATTAATGTTAAGATGATAAGAATGATGGGGATCCCGATGATCAGGCCATACTTGATCCCGTTGTCTATCCCGGCAGCTACAGAACTGCCGGCATCTTTGTGGAAGGTTGACTGTTTGCTTTGCTGAAGCGTGAGATCATTCTTCGTTTCTTGACTCTCAGATACGTGTATAGTGTCATCTTCCTGTAGCAAGGTCTTAACTGTCTTTTCGTTCCCTTCAATCTCGATATTCGATATCGGGGATAAGCCGGTCTCCGGATCTGCCGGCTTTGATGTGTCGAAGTTAACTTTGACTTTCCAGCCTTTGCCCGCTTCTTCTTGATTAAGGTTGAATCGGGAGCAGGCATCTTCAGTTCTGATGCGTAGAGCTGAGTCTGAGATAGAAAGACGGGTTTGCTCTTGAGTGCTACTATCGTTTTGATAAGTAGTACGGCAACCATAAAAAGAACAAGTGCATGCAAGGCAGGCAGTACAAATAAGAATGTGTGCATAGTGTTTCATTGTTTTCGATTGTTACACGATAGGTTTATACATTTGAATCGTTTGAGATCAGCTATTTCTTTTTCGTTATCCGCTATCTTTTTATCCTGCGATTGCTGATTATTTTCCAGCTTCTCAATGCGAGTTGTCCACCTCGTTTCGCTTTCCTCTTTGTCTTTTTTCATAGCTAGCTTATCAGCTCGCAGGTCAGCGATGAGCTCTTGATATACGTCCTGTACAGAGCTTAGAGCTTTAGCTTCTGCCTGCTTTTTAGTGTATTTGAGGGTGACGAATCCTGTGATGGTTGATAGAAAGCTACCACCAAGTATGAATGCGAGCAATTGTTGTTTAAGGATGGGGTCCATGTCTTGTTTTTCAGCAAAGGTATCGGGTATGTAGTAGGTCGTAAAGGACATGGCAGAGGCCCCAAAATGACAAAATGAAATTTATTTACAAGTAGCAAAGCCCAGCATATAAGGGGTGAAAAAAAACTTTAGATCGAAACATTTTCTTAGGGCGGTGCGTGGTCGGACGGGAGAAAAAGGAGAAAATATTCCCTCTTTTTCTCGTCCTTTTATTGGTTATCAGCTCTTTGCCTTTTTTTCTATGAGAATTGCTTGAGACTGGTTGGTGGCTACCTGTTATTCAGGAAGAATACACCACTAGAGTTTGATCCAGGTGCCGTGAAATAGAAGTTCATGCCTAACCACAGCGTGTCAAATGCATCAGTTATGTGCGTCTTATATTCATCCGGATTATCAGGAGTGTCATCGCTTCCTTCAGGCGTTTTATCCTTCTCAAATCCATTCTTTCCCTGCTTGATGCCAGTCTGTTCCATTGCGATCTTCAGAAATTCATTTTGATGCAAGTTTATTTGGATCCATAAGAATTGCGGATCTCCTTTCAGAGTCAAGTCTATATTCAGATGCTTCCACTCATGTTTCGGGGCTTGACCGACATAGACCATCGTCACGTTATATCCATTCTCTTTGAATACCCGTTCAATGATATCGGCATAAGTTTCTGTAGTGGATCCTGACTCCCAGGTGAACGTATGATCATAGTAGACTACTATATCGTGATTAAGTTTCGGACGGTAGTAGTCGGCTATCATCTTGACAAGATCTTGTAGCTTCCCTGGTGTTTTGACATAAAATGACTTGAGAACGCGCATCGTGTGTTCATTCAGTTGCCCTACGACAGCTGTGGAGATGGATGCATTTGAGTCGAATGCAAGGTGCAATTCCTGATCGAAGTCAAGATCTCCGTCTCCCAAACAGCCACAGGAGGTCAGTTTTCCCCAGTTGCACCCAAGATTCCGGAGGCGTCCATTGTCTTTCGGAATATAGAAGTGAATATTATCATCCAACGCAGAATAGAAGCCGTTCGGTACACGGAACAGGCGTTCGTTCATGAAAGCGGTACGCCAAATTAGCGGTGGTGAGTTACGATACATCTGCCAGATGAAATCTTCTCCCAGCACTTCAAGGTTGTCGAATACGTCGTATTCACCATAAAAAACCGTGTACTCTTTGGTTTTCCCTGGCTGCGGTTTGATTGGAGGCTGATATTTCCTCGCTAGATCCAGGTCAAATTGATATTCTTTGATCTGACGCATCACATGATCCGTGAGTGGCTTGCGTTTGTACTCCTGTAGTTTGAGATATAAGTTTCTGATCAGGTTGATGTGAGGTGGGGACATTTCATCCATCTTGTCCAGGATCCATTTTCCCATTGATGCGGTCGGCATATCTGTGGAGTAGCTTACGCTGTGATGGTGCGGGCATTCACCGAAGTATTGCCGGTTGCCTCGGTTGGCAGGATCCACCTCACTTTTAATCTTCTCATAGTTGAGAAACTTAGCTTCAGGACCTATCACCCAATCCAGCGACATGGAGTTGGCAGACATTCCCTGGTTGAATGACAGGATCACCATGACCGTACCATTCCAAAAATGGAATGCATTGCTCCAGCCTTCACCCAGGACAGGACGGACAGGCTTGGCGAATCCCATGCTTGCCGGTGCTTTATGACCAACGACATAGTGAATGCCTTGAATGTATCCCCATTCAGCTAAAGCTTTGCAGATTGCCGGGAGAGTATTTCCCCATGCCTTGGCGTATGACGGAGAGATGAGACCACCCAAAGATCCCGGCATTTCCCATACGTTCCGGAGGATAATTCGGGCATCAATACCTTCGGATTTTCCGGTACCACGTGATGCGACTATATACTCGTCATGTGCGTTGATGGCCATCGCCTGGCGCTGCATCTTATTGAAGAATTTGTCAACGACTTCATATTGCTTTCTGCGACGTTCACGGGCAGATAAGATAGGAGAGAGGGGTGTACTCATTCTTCTTCCTCCTCTTCGATGGGACGAATGTCCACCGCTTTTTTGCTCAACATACCTTTGAATCTGCTTCGCATTCCCGACCTGGTTCCTTCAAGGTCTTCAATAGGTTCCAGACCTTCCAGAAGGGTCACATCATCTGAAGGCTCAAATGATGGAGGAACGAGCTGGGAGTAGTCGAATTTCTCATCTTCTTTGTCTGAGCGAGTGTATTTACCTATCTTGTCCAACGCTGCAGCTGCTCCCTTGGCATCTTCTTTGTCTATGGCCATATTGAAGGCTTTTTTCCCGCCTTCGACAATCATATACCGATACCAGGCTTTTGCGGCCAGTTGAATGTTGCCAACTAATCTGTTGATCATACCGATGTCCCGGTATGCTTGTGACTGTGATACGGCATCTGCGTTACCTCCGCATCCATTCATCAGGAAGTTGACAAGTTCGGTGTCTTGGATCAGAGGATCTTCCATTTTTTTGCTGACACATAGCATCATTCGTTTTTTAATTTCCATTTCCCGTTGGGACAGGATACTTGATGCTTCCTCTCTGTCTTTGAACAAGGCACGTTCTATCCGGTCATATGTGGGATCTTTCTTAGGCATAACTATAGTGGTTTGTTGTATTCAAACGAAAGCGAGGACAACACTAGATGTATCGCCCTCGCTTGTGCATGAACTGTTCATAGATCCAGGGGCAATGCCTCTGATGTTATTCCTTACTTGCGCTCTGTTGCGTCGCAATTTCCTTTTCCAGTGCTGCCAGTTCTTCTTGGTAGCCGGCAACACGATCTAAGGCATTTTGCATAACAGTCTTTTTACCTTGAGATTCGGCGCGGTTAGCAGCAGATTGGCTGTTAGTAATGTTTTGTTTCAGACGTTTAATCTGACGGGCGATCTCAATACCGCGTACTACACCATTCTCACTGTATACAGGTCGTTTCTCTTTAAGGCTCAGTTCACCTTTCCCTTCTGCCCAGGCATCGATTTGTTTCCAAAGCCGGCGGCGTTCGTCATCGAGCTTGCAGAGCTCTTCGGCTATAGGCTGCCGTTCTTCTGCCGGGATCTCCGAATTAGCTACATCGTTATGCAGGCTTGCATATAGAGGTGCGATTTCCTTGATACGGGCATAAGCCTTGCGAATAGACGGGCTGAGTGATTCTTCTGTGATGATCTTGACGCCTGGTGTGTTCAGAGCGTTCACTTCGTTCTGTAAGGCAGATAGCTCTGACATCTTCTCGTCAAACTGTTCCTGAAGGGAAACAAGTTCATCAGCGTGACTTTCACTGTCGTCCTCCAAACTATCAATTCGTGATCGAAGGTTATTGACCAACTCCTCCAGGGAGGCGATATTCGCTTGCTTGGATTCGATCGTTTTTTTTCGATCATTCTCGCTCATGGTCTTTACTACAACAATTTCTTCCATTGCGGCAGGATATAAGGAAGGGGAGAATTTAATCTCCTTGTCGAGTTTGGACAAGCAATTAACGAGTTGGGTGAAATGCGGATCAAAGATGTGGGGATCTTCCGGAGCTGCTGCCAGGTAAGCAGCAAATTTCTTTTTCATAGCTTCCTTTGCGAGAGCATTGAAAAGAACCAGGCCGTCAGCATATTTGCGCTGACGGTCTCCTAACCATTGGTTGAGTTGTTCTTGTCTGATCATGATTCTGGTGCGGGAGCTGGTTTAAATCCGCCTATCACTTCCATATCTATGGGAGTCTCAAGGAAGATCGCAGAGTAATTGGAATCAGCGGTAGCCGTATAGGTGGTACCGCGACGGTCACCTCTTGCTTTTCCTCCATTGAAGGAAGGAGCAGTAGAAGCATATAATCCCGGCTGTCCCATGATCATTTGCCTGCCGTCGGAGTCTTCAAAGATGTAATAGCCTGCTGTGTTTTTTACCAATGCATTGAATGCATGCATTTCAGGGGTATTACCAGGGAAGAAGAAACTTAGCGTCAGTTTATAGCTGATCCCGTCAGCTTCTCCCTGTTGCTCCGCTTTATATTCGACTGTCGCGTCTGTACTATATAGATAAATAGGTTGCTTATATGTTCCTTCTGCAGGAAAAGCAAATGCACCGGCTGCCGTCACTAACGCCTCGTTGTCTGCTGCTTTGCCGGGATCCGGAACGGTGGGTACTGTATTGGGTGCATCAA